GGACGAGCTCTACGATTGTGCCTGCAGGATATTCTTTCCTAAGGCTTTCGATGATTTCTCTACTTGGCGTTCTCATGTCTTGCCTCCCTGACTTTTATAGTTGCAGCTCTAAGCTGCTCTTCTGTTTTGAATGCGCAGTTTCCTTTAAGCCTCCTTAGGAATGCTGTCCTTGGCTCCGGATTTTCCGGTCCAAAGCCGATCCGGACCAGCCATGTTCTCATAGCGTACTTTTCGTTTTCCGGTTCGTGCGGCTTTGGCTGTATGCTTCTTCTTTCCTTTGCTTCTCTGCACATTGCGGATGCAAGCTCCGTATAGTCGATCGGCCTAATCTGGTTGTCACTCGGAAAAGTGAATGTGATTTCCTTCGCTGTAATCTTCACTCCTTTAAGAGCGTCTTTCCCGCAGCTCTTAAGCGACTCCATGAAGTCAGCCTTTGTTTCCGGCTTTGCACCTTCGAGTTCTTCGACAAGATTATCTGACGCCGACAGGACTTCGCTTCCCATAGCCTTTGCCAGCAGATACTGCCAGCTCCTTATCATGTTCACGAGATTCGTTAGCGCCTTGCCGTCGTATCCATCTGACGGGATCTTGACTTCGATCTTTTCTACTTCCCCCATTATGTGTACCTCCTTATCTTTGGTACATACATATATCACTCTGAAAGTACATAATATCAAGCTAATTCTGCAGCTTCAGCGAAAGAATATTCCTTGCCGCCCCTTATGAGGACCACGTCATCGGATGATCCGGTCTGCTCTATCATGCGGCTCACGACCACGTCGCAGAACTTCTCGTCAAGCTCTATCCCGTAGCAGATGCGGTCCGTCTGCTTACAGGCGACCATGGTGCTGCCGGACCCGATGAACGGATCCAGGACTATGCATCCGCTCATTGAAGAATTAACGATAGGATATGCCAGAAGCGGTACCGGCTTCATCGTAGGATGATCGGTGTTCTTCTTCGGCTTATCGTATTCCCAGATAGTAGATTCCTTTCTACCGCTGAACCATTTATGCTTTCCTTTCTTCTTCCAGCCATAAAGGATCGGTTCGTGCTGCCACTGATATGGAGAGCGCCCGAGAACCAAGCTCTGCTTCTTCCATATGCAGCAGCCTGAAAGATAGAAGCCTGCATCCTGAAATGCCTTCCTGAAGTTTAATCCTTCAGTATCAGCATGGAACACATATATGCTTGCATCGTCAGCCATGACCTTTTCGGTATTCATGAACGCATCATAAAGGAACTGATAGAACTTACTATTTTCCATGTTGTCGTTCTTTATCTTGCCTGCGCTTCCTTCATAGTCCACGTTGTACGGCGGATCAGTTACGACAAGGTTTGCTTTCTTTCCATTCATCAGTGCTTCGTATGTTTCCGGGACTGTGCTGTCTCCGCAGTATAGTCTGTGATTACCGATGAGCCACAGATCGCCAAGCTTTGTTACCGCCGGCTTTTTCAGCTCTTCATCCACATCGAAGTCATCGTCTGTGATGTCTTCCGACGTCAGCAGCTTGTTGATCTCGCTGTCCTCGAATCCGAGAAGATCCACATCGAAATCCGTTCCCTGAAGATCAGAGAGTTCGACGGCCAGCATCTCTTCGTCCCAGCCGGCGTTGAGCGCGAGCCTGTTGTCCGCGAGGATGTATGCCTTCTTCTGCGCATCGGTGAGGTCCTCAGCGAACACGCACGGTACCGTTTTGTATCCTTCCTGCTTCGCGGCTTCAATCCTTCCGTGTCCGACCAGGACATTAAAGTCCGCGTCTATCACGGCAGGCGATACGAATCCGAATTCACGGAGCGATGCCCGTATCTGATTTATCTGTGAAGGGGAGTGGGTCCTTGCGTTCCTTGCGTAAGGGATCAGCTTATCCACTTCCACCTGTTCTATCTTCTTTGTGTCTGCCATCTCTTATCCTTTCCTGGTACGGAGAAGTCTCTCCATCACATCGTCCTGCGGAGTTGCTCCCCGGTAATCCGACGAACAGTTCTCCTTTACGATCTGATATATCTGAGCCCACATCTGATTCACCTGTTTCATGTACGTCTGGCTCATACTGACGTAAGGCGACGCGATCGCGGCTCCCGTAGTAGGGTGCTTTGCGAGGAATCCGTATTCCGATATCGCACGCTCACACTGTATCCATCTTGCAACGAACATAGAGTACTCGCTTAAGACCTGGATGCTGACGAGCTTCTCGCAGCCGCGGTCCTTAAGCCAGTTCCATGTCTCTTCGTACACTTCGTCCGCGCACAGGTCGATGCCGTTCTTCTGTTTGTCTTTCATGTACGCCTTAGGCTCCGGCATATCGCTTCCGGAAAGTTCATCAGCTTCCGGAAGGTCTATAACCTTTAGCGGCCTCCTCCCGGGATTCCCGTCTGCAATCTTATCTGCCAGAGGCTTTGCCGGTCTTCCGCCCGTTCCCGGCAGCGGTCCTCGTTTTCCCATGTCTTATTCCTTTCAAATTGTGCTTAATACCCCAAAAACTTATGCAATTTTCTGCGCGTTTGGGACCGCCGGTCTCCATTTTTGAGCGCTGCAGAGATCAAGACCCCCCAGGGGCAATAAAAGAGTCGCCTTAAAGGCGACATGATTGAAAGCGTTTATGATATACTTATGTCAGCAGAGTTACCAGGTCTTCCCTGTCCTTGCAAAAGGATATATCACTAAAAGCAGCTCTGCTGTTATTTTGTTTCAAGTGTCGCCTGTAAAGCGACTATTTCATTGCCGGTTATGTTATACTTATATTTATAAAGGAACATCTGTCAGTTCCGGCTTTCGGTTCAACTTTTGTTGGATATCTAGCCATGGCTGCAGATGGTCCCGTAAAAAGCAGGGTATGTTAAGGGAGAAGTCTTAGGATTTCCACCCCATTGTACACCTGAAAAAGCAGCTTTTTCCACATGAGAACTGGCCGTTAAGGTTTCAGCCGTGTCTATAAGGGAGGAGCTGCTTTTATTTGAACCTGTACACCTTGCCGCCTTCTTCTGTCATAGTCTTAACGTCGTGACAGTGCTTGCACAAGGGCTGCCAATTGCTCTCGTCCCAGAACAGCTGATGGTTTCCTCGGTGAGGCACGATGTGATCGACGACTGTTGCCTTGGTGACTCTGCCTTNTTTTAAGCACGATGCGCAGAGCGGATGCTTTCTTAAGTAAGCTTTGCTTACCTTCTGCCACCTTGAAGTGTATCCGCGCTTTCCTGCCGACTCACGATCGGACCGATGAAGCGGCGCATGCACTTCGCAGTAGTCACCTTCAGTTAGGTTGGGACATCCCGGATGTTTACAGGGACGCTTTGGTTTTCTCGGCATGCTACCACCTTATTTCTCCCGCATAATATGTATCTGCGATCCACGTCTGAATGTCATCCGGAAGGGCGGCGATAAGTTTCTTCGCATAGGCTTCCGATTCGATTGCTTCGTTCTTCGTTTTATAGAAAGGGCACGCTGATCCCAGGCATCTTCTTACGCTTAAGGCCTTGCACATTGAGCCCTTCTTTGCAAAACAGTCAAGCATTAGGCTCACTCCTTCCTGCAATAGAAAAACCTCCGGGGATTTCCCAGGAGGCCTTCATCATTTTTTATCTTCTTTGCTAAGTATATACTATCACAACTGCCAGAGTGTCTTCAAGAACCACGAAGTGTCATCTTGCAAATTCATATACCTATTTTCATCGATATACTTTACTTCGATGCCCTACCGTAAGGATGAGTATAATCACTTTGTCGTCTTCAATGTTTGCCAGAATTCTGTAGTCGCCTACCCGGTATCTCCACTCTCCGCTTTTATTTGCCGTCAGTCCTTTTCCTTTAGCACGTGGATCTTCACACCCGACAAGGTTTTTCTCGATCCATCCTAAAATTATAGCTCGTGTAGGTGCGTCTATTTTTTTTAACTCTTTAACTGCCTGCTTTGTATACATTACGTCGTACATTTTTTATCCTAACATTTTTTTAATTTCTTCATGCGAATATGTCGTAGGATCTTTCCTGTATTCTGCCATGGCTTTGTCATAAGCAGCAAGGTCTATTTCATCTTCGATACGTGCAATGACGCTGTCTCTCACCAATTCCGAAATAGATATATTGTGCATTTTCGCATACTTTTTTATCAGCAACTCATCTTTGCTGTTAAGTCTCACTGATATTGGCATTGTGTTCTCCTCTTCTTTCTGTAATACATTGTATTACAATTATGCTTCTGAGTCAAGATGAATAATCGAAGCCCGTAAGGAAACGTTTATCTGCGGTAATAGAAAAACCTCCGGGATTTCCCCAGGAGGCCTTCATCATTTTTTATCTTCTTTGCTGATTATATAGTACCACAACTGCCAGAGTGTCTACAATAGACATGATGTGTCTTTTATATACCTGAAGTGTCCAATTTCGCCTGAATTTCTAAAAGTGCCTTGTCATGAAGCTTCAAAATGTAACGCCGCTCATAACCTGCAGCCTCAGCTATCTCCGTCCACTGCTTCCCGTTAATATAACGTGATGCGAGAACGATCCTGTAGTCGACGTTATCCATGCTGCCGATCATGTCGCATATCTGTTTCTTAAGGTCAACCAGATGATCGATCTCGTCATTGATCTCGTTCTCAAGGTCTACGATCTTGACTATCGTGTTCTCCATTCTGCTTTCTCCTCCAGCGCAGCTTTTCGGCATATCGGACAGGACGGTTGTTGCCTTCGTGGCAAGTGCGTAGAGCGAATCCAGCTGCTCAAGCTTCAGATCAATATCCTTGTCTATTTTATTTA